CATGCGAGTCGGGGGCCCATATGCACATGTTCGTCGGGAGTATGAACGCTTGATGGAAGAGGCGAAAAAGAAATTTGAACTGACACATGATAAGGCAGTTGAAGATCTATACAAACTTAGAGATGATGCTTGGGCCAAGGAAAACTTTACAGCGGCAATCAACGCCCAGAATCTGTTGATGAAAGTCGGGGGACTTATCATTGACAGGCGGGAAGTCTTGCATGGTAAGGTGGATCAAATGAGTCGGGAAGAAGTAGAAAAACGCTTGGCGAACTTAATCGGGAGTCGGGTTTTAAGTGATCAGCAGTCGGGATCAGTTATCGAGGCCAAGGTAGAAACGGACGATAAGACTCCAAATCCCAAAGGCAAGGATTAAAATATAGATCCAGGGTTTGTATTCTGTCATTTTATAAATCTATTTTATTTTTTTCCAAGGTAAATTTATAAACCAAGAAGAAACAATATAGTTTTCTCCTTTACATGAATTACAGTAGCAATCCATTTCACTATCTTCTCTTTTTTTATCTTCAAATATATTAATATCTTCAGAAAAACAGTTATCGCATAGCCATTCATTCTTCATCTTCGTTCTCCTTAAACATTTCTATAGTTCTATCAACTGCTGATAAGATCGGAGTTTCTTCGTCAAATTCTCCTCTGCCGTCATCATCTTCTAATTGAGATTCTATATAGTTAAAAATCTTTTTTAAGTTATCGCTAGTTAGTTTCATCTTCGTTCTCCTTTTTATATCTATCTCTAAGTTCTTTAACATATGATTTCATATGCTTAACATTTCCCCATATTTGCCCATAGTATTGGACAATTTCTTTATCAGTCATCTTCGTTCTCCTTTAAATAGTTTTCCATTTTCAACATAATCATATTTGCTTAAAACTTTAAGCATGGACATAAAATCTTTTACACCATTAATTGTTTCAACTTTATCAAATGCGACATCTTCACAATCTCTGCAAAAATGTTTTTCTATTTTAGAATGAAAATCAATTTCATTTTCTTCATCTAAGACTTCTTTATTGCAATAATCACATACGCTCATCTTCGTTCTCCTTTAAAATAGCTATAGTTTGATCTTCGCAATTATCACAATAAACAAATTTATCTTCGCAACTGCCATTAACATTATTTAATTCATCTGCCCATACTCGCCAAGAAATATTATCTTGCTTACAAACAGAACAACACATTGTCTTATTCATCTTCGTTCTCCTCTAATGCTTCTTCAATATCTAAATATCTTAGTTTGGAATTTCTAGGGCAATCAGGCTTATCACTAATCTTTACCCATATTTCATTTCTTTTTAAAAGTTCAAATATATCTGTCAAAGTATCTACAACTAAAACATCACTATTATTTTTATCAACTCTTATCATCTTTCTTCTCCTTAATAGAAATAACTTTTACTTCTGTATAATGTGGCTCAGCTTCGCAACCATCATTCTCAGCCAAATCTTCTGCTTCATATTGATCTTTAGCTTCAATCGTCAATACATGACTTTTAACTACATCAACTATAACTTCATACTTTTTCATATTTATTCTCCTTTAAAAAATCTTGGTTTATGTAATTTGAACAAATTGTTTAATTTGTCGGGTGGTAAATGTTTTAAATGGTCGGGTGGGGTGTTTGGGTATTGTTCCAGAATTTTAAGATCTTGGATTACTTTTCTAAACTCCTCTTTGTTGCCGACAAATCTATAATGGCCGAAATTAGTTATTATTGGCATTTTTTTTCTCCTGTTGTTTTTTATTTTTGTTAAATAAATCAAGCTTAGTTTGATACCTACGCTTGGCTTTTCTTGTTAGTTTTTTGGGTTTCATCTTGATACAAACTCCTTGCGTTCTTTTTCGCTTAATCCTTGTAAAAAAATTTGCTCATATTCTTCGCTATATTCATCATAAATAGGAACACCCATTTTAAATTGTATGTGGCTAATAATATTTTCAACATTATTACCACCAAACCTAGTAAAACTTTCAACTTTGCCCTTGTAATCGTAAAAATGTAAATAATTACCATTTTGATGAATGATAGTCCCCCATTTGTTGCAAGAGTTTTCATTTTTTAAAATATCAATATCTTTGCATTTGGTTCTCATCTGCTTATAGGATATTGGTTTTGTTGGCATATAATTTGTTGACATTATTTTCTCCACATTTCTTTGTATAACCTTTCGGCTAGTTCTAACTCTCCTGTCCAATAAGCAAACACACTATCGGACATGACCTCTAATTTAATTTTGTTATTAAGAATATCCGATAACAATCCCTCACTATCGTTGCTATCAAATTTCTCTACCCAGATTTTTACTTGTTCTTCTGTAATCATTTATTTCTCCTCAGTTAATTTTTCTAAATATTTACTAATCTCTTTCATTTTGACTACCCCACTTTTAAGGTTATCGTATAAACAAAATTGCTCGTCATTTAAAACCTCTACCTGCAACTCTTGATTTTTAGTAAGTCTTTTTAGAGAACGCTCAATCTTTTCACGTAATTTATAATCACAATCGCCAAACCATAAACCAAAAATACAAAATTGATCTTCGCTTGTTGGAACATCAGCACTATGGTCGTAATATTTTTTTCCGTCTTTGCTGTTAGTAAATTCTTGTAAGTCGTTAATTAACCACATTAATTTATTATCATCATCATCAAAAACATTTATTTGATATGCTAAGTGCCTACAACCACCCCCACTATGCCAAAACTCAATATCATAATCTTTGATTATTTGTTCTTGGGTTTTCGTAAGACTGTATAAAGCATTGATGTATGCTTGTTCTTTTGGTGTTGCTTTTCTTGTTGGTATATCGTTCATTTGTTCTCCTGTAAAAATTTGGTAAATACTTCCTTTGGGAATTTATCATCAATCTTGTATTCTGTTTTGCCATTCAAAAAGTCTTGAATAAATTGGATTACTTCTTTATCTTCCCAATCTCTAAAAGGTAATCCATAATTAAATTCATATTCTAAAACTCCAATCAATCCATATAATGTTGGTTTATTGACATAATCCAAAACTTCGTTGAAGTCGCAAGTATTAAATTCATCTTCTTTACATACTTCTCCGTAATCTCTAGTGTAAGAAATTGCAAAAATCCAATCTTCATAATCAGATAAATCTTTGAAACCAATAGCTAAATACTTTTCTTGTCGTTCTGCAAGTATTGGTGAGTTAATCCATATGGTATAACCATTACAAGTAAAGCTTGGCAATTCATCATTGCCATAAGATATATTTTCCCAATCTTTAGGTATGGGTAAGTCTTTATAATATTCAGACCAATACAGATTTCCGTATTGATTTCTTTTGTAATTATCTTTATTCATTTGGTTCTCCTATAAAGACTTAATTATAGCAATTATTACGCAAAATGTATAACCTAATATTCAGTTCTGTTCTTTTATAAGGGAAAACACTTAGAAAAATAGCATTTTTTTGGTCTCTCGCTTGTATGTATCTAAAATTTTGTCGGGTGTCGGGATTGTCGGGTGTCGGGTTTATATTTGCAGTCGGGTGTCGGGTTTTATATTAGAAAAATGAAAGGGTAAGAATAAAAAAGACAGCTTTAACTTAGAAAAGAACAAGGATCTAAAATAGGGCCAAGAAAATAGACAGCTCCAGGTTTTTCAGCTCCGCAAAAACTTAAGCAGCCGAATAGTTAAAAGTTTCTAAATGTATCGAATTACAAAATGTATCAATTAGGGCCAAGAATTGTTATAATTTACTTACCCAGAAAATGGGCATTTATAGGAGAATTGAAAAATGAACGATATAACAAAAAAGCATATGAATAAAATTCAGAAACAAAACAAAGAAAATCCCCTCTTAGGTTATTTCTTGGGTGGCGGTTCTGATGAAACCAATAAACAAGCCGAGCAAGACTTAAAAAATTTAAAAGCTTGGCAAGACGGCAGTTTAGTTAATACTGACGCTATTAATAAATTATCCTTAGAGGAATTGGAAAGAGTTGCTAAAATATTAGAGGGGGTAAAATGAGACAGTATCCAATATGGAATATTATAACCGCTTGTATATATAAAAGTGCTAAGTCTTACGGCGTGAAAGATACAGGGGAAGTTGAAGTAAGAGTGGGGACGAGTTCTAGCAACTCGCATTTATTCTTAAAGCATACTACCACTCATCGCCAATTAGAGAATGGCGATAGAGAATACCGCTTTTATATTGACGGCAAATGTATCCGCCGAGCCATACTTAAAAAAGGATCAAGTGAACTTGAATACTTGCAACCAGAATATAATCTGATAAAGGAAACGCTAACGAAAACCCTTTATCATCAAGTGGCGGGTTAATTAATTTAATTGTCGGGAAACTAAGGCGGGACAACCCGCCTTTTTTTTGTCTTGGATAAAGGGACTCTATCAGAACAGAAAAAAAGTATATGTCGGATTTACAAAACAAACCCCCACCCCCCAAAAATGCGGACGCTACATACACATATGTATAGAACAATATAACAGATACAAATTCACATATATCTCGAGTTCCAAGTTGCGTCTGGTAAAATATTGGTTTATCCTTATATGTGCGAGTGAGACGGTAAATTGTATATTTGTTCAAAGTTCTTCTCCTGAAAAAAAGTTTTGCTCGCCCTCTTTTTATTTGACCCCACCCCCTAAAAAAATATATTTTGTTGTATGGGTCCCCTAGGCCCCCAAAATTTTTCTATACTTTTTGAACTTTTGGGTGTTAGAATGTAAAAAACGAGGTTTAATATGAACAGAATGATGATGCCCGAACAAATGATGGCCGCAGGCGACGAAGTAAATGTCGACAAACTCCCTAAAGGCTTAAAAGCTATGTATGAATCTGGACCTAAAGGCAGAGAAGGGGTCGAAAATATTGCAGCTAAAACCGATAAATTTGCCGCAGGCGACGAAGTCAATATGATGTTGATGGAAATGGAAAGTGCAGACGACCAAGTGATGCCAGTCGCAGGCGATATTGAAGAAGGTTTGATGGAGCTTGAAGGCATGCAACCTGAAATGAACATGTTAGATCAATACGTAGAGCAAGTTGTCCAAATGATTCAAGCTGGAGCCAGCGAGGAAGAAGTTATTCAAATGCTTTTACAGGCTGGTCTTGACGAAGAAGATATAAATGCTATTTTCCAAGCTGTCTTAGAAGTTCTTGAAGGCGGCATGCAGGCAAATCCTATCGACGATCAATTAGCTCAAATTAGCTAACAATGGCCAAAGAGCCAACCAATATAGACCAACTTTTACAGATGCTAAACCAATCTGCACCTGTAACCGAGGCTCCTCCAGGTACTTTTGATGTAGGTTCAATCGAGCCATTCAATCCTATTATGGAACGCTATCAACCAAATCCGCTAGATGAGTTTGCGATGATGATGACTGATCCAACAAAAAAATTTAAAGTAATTCAAACGCCAGTTAAAATGCAATTAAAATCACTTTTTGCAAAAAGAAATAAATTTAAAGATTTAATAAAAAAACAAAAATTCAACTATGAACGCGGGCAAGATTTAGCTTCAAAGGTTGATCCTGATGCTATAGATCAAGGTAATTATATGATGAACGCTGCACTTAAAAGCGGTAAAAGATTCCAACGACAGCTAAATGAAATAGAAGAAAAAATTAGACAACTGTATAAAAATAAATAAATGAACCTGTCACATTTAACAGAGGCTGAACTCAAGGAAGCCCTGTTACTGCTAGAAAAACAAGACGGTTACGCCGTCCAAGATAAATGCCAAGGATCTTTTTTAGATTACGTTAATCACATGTGGCCCGAGTTTATTTGCGGGCGTCACCATCAAATATTTGCCGAAAAGCTCGAACAGGTCGCCAAAGGTGAAATCAAGCGTCTAATCGTCAACATGCCTCCGCGGCATACCAAAAGTGAGTTTGCCTCAACCTATTTCCCGTCTTGGATGATGGGACAAAACCCTAAGATGAAAATCATGCAGACCACCCATACAGGTGAGCTTGCTGTTAGGTTCGGTCGTAAGGTGCGTAACTTGATGGCGCAAAAAGAATACAAACAAGTTTTTCCCGACGTCAGTTTGCAGGCTGACAATAAATCGGCAGGGCGTTGGGAAACCAATAAAGGCGGTGAATATTTTGCCGCAGGTGTGGGCGGCGCCGTAACGGGTCGAGGTGCGGATCTACTAATTATAGATGATCCCCACTCCGAACAAGACGCTCTTAGTCCAACCGCACTTGAAAGTGCCTACGAGTGGTACACCTCTGGACCTCGCCAACGTCTCCAACCTAAAGGTTCTATCGTTTTGGTGATGACGCGTTGGAGTACAATTGATTTGACCGCCAAACTTTTACAATCGCAAAAAGAACCACTAGCAGATCAGTGGGAGGTAATAGAGTTTCCTGCTATTTTTCCTGAAACTGAGAATCCTTTATGGCCCGAGTTTTGGTCGCAGGATGAACTTTTAAAAGTCAAAGCCTCTTTGCCTGGTATCAAATGGAACGCCCAATGGATGCAAGAACCAACTTCAGAGGAAGGTGCAATTATTAAGCGTGATTGGTGGCGTCGTTGGGAGTC